TGTCCGTGGCGGCGGTATAATCTCCGCTAAGCCAAACTGGATCATCTTCAAGAATATCTCCTTTCTCCAAAATCCGTTGGATCACCTTTTCAATTCGGTAGATCCACGGAAGAGTCTCCTCAGCAAAATCTTCAAGATCTTTCACTCCATTTGTCAGACAAAATTGGGGACGTTTCCCTAATCCAGCCCAGAGAGCCTTTTGGAAAGGTTGCAACACTTTCGTGTCGACCTCTCCTAAGGTTATCATCCGGACCTTCAATGGTTCGGGAATGGCGTGCGCTTTTACGCGCGGCTGACATTTTGGAGGACTAATCGGAAAATCAAGGGAGATGGAATCGCAATGATCCATTATCCCAGGATTCACCTCTTCAATGAGAGGGTCCCACAAGGGACCTTCAGAGGTTTTCCGATAGTCAACTTTGAAAGAATGAACCCATTGTGTCCAAGAGTCATGAAAAGTACGTTGATGGAAGTCAAACTTCTTCTCAACACCGGTAAGAACTCTCTTTGCCAGTTCTCCAAAAGAGGAGATAGGCAAACTGAGAGACCGGTACTCTTTATGACTAATGTTCACAGCAGGACCCCTACCATCCAACGGGTGGCAAGAGGTCCAATGGGTATCAGAACTTGAAGCATGCTTCTTCTCATAAAATTGGCCGGTAGGCCGATAGGAACCCAACTTATAGGGTGTTACTTTTGGAAAGAAACCAACCTTGGTTTTCTCTACTAAAAGAGGGAGATCAAATCTCCGCCAAAGTGCGGTTGTATCTTCCAAGATAACTCCTTGAGCTGGATTTCGGACATTTGGAGAACCAAACCCCATATTCGACGTAACTACGACGATTGGAGAGCGGAACTTCTGTCCCTTATCAGCTAAATCAGCCATGGGAAGGACATAATCATTCACAGAGACTAAAGTCATGAACTCAGCAAGATCAGTTCGATCTTCTAAGTTTTGACCAAAGTCGTCAAGAATGACCACGGGTTGACCGTGATATCCATCCCAATGAGAAGTGCTACAAGAACGAGAGTAAATGAAATCTTCACGAGACAGACTGGGGGCAATGAACTGCTTCAGTTCAGAGACAAGTCTTTGAACAATAGTGGATTTCCCACTAGCAGGTTGCCCAAACAGTCCTATCACGTACGGTTCCATCCGAGCGTTTGAAGTATTCTCCATCATCCCAATTAAGGGGTGTCGATTAGATCGACGGAGAGTACCGTTTGCCACAAGACCCTTCCGGTTTCCTCCTTCCCTTCGATTCTTCTCAATTGAAGACATCGTATTAGGAAGGCTGGTCCGGTATGGATCATAGTGACAACACTCAGAAAAGAACTTTCGTGCGTGATCACGAAGACGTTCGTAGAGGTACGGATCTTTAGGGATAGTATCTTCTTCGGGACGACATAATGATTGGCAATGCTTTTCATAAGCGTCCTTAATCATCTCACTGTCAACAGGCGCACATAGCGCTTTAGACTGGAGTAGATTGAAGTAGAAACTTACCCTTCTTTCCTTTCGGGAGTCTCCTTTAAGAAGCTTATCCAACTTATCCTGCGTAAAAGCAGGGAAAAGAGGAATCGACTTCTCAGGAAACCCTTCAGGAAGATCCTGATCCATCTGACTAGAAAAAGTTCCCGCAAGGGATAACTTTATCAACTTCACATAATCTTTTTCAGCCAACCCTTTCGGGAAGACTCGAAGATAGTGAAGAATCAGATCAAATCTACGACGTTTCGAAGTGCAAGATTTCCGAACAGCTCGAATAACCAGTTGGGGATAACCCTCCCGGAAAGAAATTTTCGAGAATGTTCGTGAAACTCTAAGTGGTTTATCGTACTGAAGTACAGGAAAAGTCTTAGTGCAGGGAAAACAGACCTTGAGATTGAAATTAATCATCGCTTGGTCAACTGCATCGGACAATCCTAGAATGTGCTTCATACGAGGGTAATCAGCCACGTAGTGGACGGTATGACCGTATTTTCGATATCCAACAACATCTTCCAATTTATGGAACTCTGTAAACGTGCGAAGCACTGAGAGAACCTTTGGAAGAGTGAGGGTACCGAGATGACGGCAATCAGACAGGAATTTCTTCCGTCTTTTACCATCCCACTTAAGTGGCAACCGAGACGCTTTCTTGTAAATCGCGTTCGGGTGAAGGATGACGTGTGAACGTTGTCCAAGGCGAATGAACCTTAGACAAGATTCGAGGTCCATAGATAAGGACCTCAGAAATGAATTATGCCTGAGGCCAGGTTGATCTCTCTCCATGGAGAAGAAGAGACCTTCCAAGCCCGTAATTTGACCACCCAATTCCAAAGCAACATGCCTTGGGCTATGGGGAGCTGTAGAATTTTCTGCAGCAAGTCAAAGGTTTAACCTACCAATTAACTCACGTTGATAGGCGAGGTAAAGCCTGGCGGGACTTCACCAATTTTGGTGACACGCCGATTAATCGTTGCCTAAGTCCAAATTAGAAGACCTCCCTAGAGGGGCGGGGAACATTCCCCCCTAA